ACGGCAAATGGACCTTACAGAAAAAGGCATCCCGGCGTGGAAGGAAAGATACACGTATGCGATGCTTTGGAATAAAATAAACCGCATGGGCAGGCGTAGCGGGTTGAAAGAGTACTTCCACCAACACATCATTTTCGGCAAAATGTTTAAGGAGGAGCACTTGCCCTGGACAGACATTTTGAACCTGAGCGCATACGATGAATTGATTACCTACAACGACCCAAGTTATAAGAACTCAATGACCAGCGATTGCAAGGCCATCGGGCTGATCGGTAAAATCGGGCGGTATTACGACATCATCGACATATTCGACCGTCAATGCTCCACCGGCGAAATGGTTCGCGGACATTATACAATTGCCAAACAAGTTCCCGATCAACTAAAAATAAAACACTGGATGGAGGCAAACTTCATTCAGGATTTAATGCTCGAAGAATATTACCGTTTCGGAGACGCAAACCCTCCCATGTTGCGCATACGTGGCGATAAGCGCAAAAAGCCCGACAAAGAGGTAAGGATCGAGAACTTAACACCGCTTACCGAGGCCGGGTTTATACGCTTTAACCGGGCATTGAAACAAAAACCCGACATGATTACCCTTCGCGACCAGTTTTTAGGGTTTCCGGATAAGCGTATTAAAGATGATGGACCTGATATGGTGGAGGGCGCTATTCACAAACTTGATACTAATAAGGGCAAGGGCGGGAAGCAAAGGGAAACGCGAACCGGCCAATATGCCCAGACAAACGAACGATCAATTTTTTAACTAAATAGTTTAAATTATGGCAACAGAACCAAAAAAGAAAGAGCTAAAAGTAAAGCACTTTCAAAACCCGGAAGACCTTTGTGCATTCGTCAACGAAAGCGAAATAACGATTCATTCAATCGTTGCTTATGACCGCTTTCAGGCGCTGTATTTTTACATTAAATAGCCATCTATGCAATTCCTTACAGAAACTGACTTTAAGGGCATCATTGGCGTTAATACGCTCACCTCGTTGCGAGGTGCGAATGATGAGAACCTGACAACTGCCGAGAGCCTCGCAGTGTCGGAGCTTGACCCATTGCGGGCAAACTACAACATTAGCGGCGAGCTTGCAAAATCGGGCACGGCGCGAAATGACCTGATGATCCGCCTGATGATCCACATCACCGCGTATTATCTGTTCAATACCGTTGATGATAACGACATACCCGAGCGCATTGCCGAAAATTACAGGATGCAAATACAGGCCATTGCAAAAATCGCATCAGGCACCATGTCGTGTACGCTCGAACCGCTGTACAACGAAGACAGCACACCAAAAACCAGCTACCGGTTCGGCAGCGATGCGGTAAGGGACAATGATATTTTTTAGAGGAGGCCTCCCCCCTGCCTCCCGGTAAACCGGGAAGGGGTGATAAAAAAGAAGAAACGACATTAAAGCAAAAAATATGAGCAAGGAAAATATATTCACGAAGCTTTTTAAAGCCTCCCCTTTTGGGGGAGGTTTGGTGGGGGCTTCGGGTTTGGGTGGGGCCGCAACCAAAAAAAAAGGCAACAGGCAGTCTGAGAATGTGAACCTGCCGCAACCCGACAGGGTGCAAATGCAGTTGGGCACTTTGCGTAACAATGTTGAAAATGCAAAAGACACGAATAACCCGAGCTGGGTTGACTTGTACCGCATGTACGAAAACACCCTGGGCGATCCTGAAGTAAAAACGCAACGCCGTATTGCCGTAAATAAAATAAAGGCCGAAAAGTTCATTGTCTCGAAAGATGGTACTGACAATGCCGAAATGACGGCCTTGTTTCAACGGCCATGGTTCGATAAGTTTAAGGAGATATTAATTGACGTTGAGTTGTGGGGCTACCGGCTTTGCGAATTCGGGCAATTTGATGTTGACAACCAGTTTATAGATTGTAAGCTTTTCCCGACTTACAACGTGTACCCGCACAAAAAGCACCTGATTGTAGAGGTGACCGACACAACCGGGATACCTTACGCCAACGAGGACCCTGCAAAGGGCGAAATTGTAAACCCTTACGATTATTTTTTGATTGAATTGGGCGTGAAGGATGATCTGGGATTGCTGGAGGCATTGACCAGGGAAGTGATTATTAAGAGCTTTGCCCGCCGCGACTGGAACGAACACTCCGAAAAATGGGGACAACCGCGCATCGTGGTAAAAACCGATGCTGAAGGGAAAGACCTGGACGTGGTTGAAAATGGCGCGCGTAATTTCAGCCGAAACGGTTATGCAATAGTTGGAACTGATGATATCGTTGAAAAATTTGAGGCTTCGAACAACGGCAGCGGCTATTTGATATACGATAAGAACATTGACAAGTGCGACCAGTACATTTCTAAAATAATTAACGGGCAATATGGCACCGGCGCTGAAAAAGCTTTTGTGGGCACTGCCGAGGTAGCCGAAAACATACTGAACGACTTTCACCATTCGCGGCTTCGCGAGGCTCAAAACATCATCAATTACGAACTTATTCCTTTCCTGAATTATTGGGGTTACCCGCTCGAAGGCGCTGTTGGTCGTTTTCCGTCGCTGGATGAAAAAATACAGAAAGCCCCCGAAGCCACTGAAGGAGGGGAGGAAGAAAGCGTTGAAGACAACGACCAGAAACCGGAAGGCAACAAGAAAGCAAATGCCAGGCTAAAAAAAAAAGTGTTCATAAGCCCCTGGGGTTCGTAGAGACAAGGCACGCCTTGTCTCCGCACGCATCACATCTGCGTACCTTAGCCGCACAAAATAACGATTCGTTTGCCGATATTTTCAGTCAGTATGCCAAACAGGTGAGTATGGGTACCGGTATCGATATTAGCAAAATAAGCTACACCGATCCACGCTTTAAACTCTACAATAATTTACAGTCCGATGCGGCCCGTTTTGCAACATTCCGCGAGGCGCAAAAGCAAAGGGAGCTTTCAGCCGTTAGAACCGACCTGGACAAAAGCCGCATTGAAAAACGGTATGCCGAATACCTGAAGACGGAAAAGCAAGGCATATTTGCCAACGCTGCCGCCGCCGAACGCTGGACCGGCTTTCAGGAAAATGCGGACCTATATCCTAACCTCGAATGGCGCACAGCCGGTGACAGTGACGTACGCCCTGAACATGCCCGTCTCGACGGTTTGATACTCCCTATAAATGATCCTTTCTGGAACTCGCATACACCGCCGTTGGGCTTTGGCTGCCGTTGCGAAGTGATACAAACCGACGAGAAGGTGAATAAAACCGAAGGGCATGAGAATACCCCGGCCCCGAAAGGCTTCGATTTTAATCCGGGCGTCGATCAAAAGATATTCAGCGATTCGGCAGGTTATTACACCAGCGCACCCAGGGCCGATGTAGGCGAATTAACCAAGGTTGGAGTTACCCAGCTAAAAATAAGATTGAACGAATTGGTACTATCTGAAGTTCGCGGCAAAACGCTGGCATATAAGGGCAAGGAAATTGCAATTAACCGCGTTGGCATCGACAAAACCCGAAGCTTCAATAAAGACAATGCTACGGCTCTTACGGCCATGCTCAACCCTAAAAATCTTCAGGATATGATTGACACGGGTAAACACCGGGTTGAAGAATATAGAAAGATTGATAAGGCTAAAATGGAAGCCAATACCGGCATCGCTAAATATCATGTTTGGGAAGGAAAAGGTTTTATTCTGAAGGCAAAGGAAGATACAACGGGAGCCCTTTATTTTTATCTTCTGAAGTTTTTATAAACGAAAAAATTCGATTGCCGCAGGGGTGGTGTTGTATCTCACGACATTGAACAGGTCACCCGACAATCGAATTCGATACAAATATAACAACTTTTCCAATTCAAACAACTTTCCCAAAGTTTGTCCAAGATTGAAAAAACTTTGGGAAAGTTTTAAATTGTAAATCGTAAATAATTAAATCGTAAATAATAATGAATAACGCATTTTTCAATAAAATAAACGAAATCAGGCAACGTTTACCGGCAGCCGTTAAGCGTTTGCCCGGCATTGCAAAGGTTGAAGGCTTACGGTTTATTGCCGATAACTTCGCAAAAGAAGGCTTTGAAACCAAGCCGGGGCAATACGAAGCCTGGAAGAAAAAAAAGGCCAAGGGAGCCAGCAAAAAAACGCTGATGGGCGAAAAACGCGGCGGATCGCTAAAACGGTCGTGGAAACAAGAAACGACGGCCACCGGCACGCAGGTTGAGTTTACCAGCTCATTGCCGTATGCCGATGTTCATAACGATGGCTTGCAGGCCGGACGGCCTCCGGGCTTCACGATGCCTGAACGCAAAATGATTGGCGACTCGGAGGCGCTGAATAAACGGATTGAAGGGAAGTTTGATAAAATGGTGGATGATATATTTAAATAGAGGCCTCCCCCCTGCCCCTCCGAAGGAGGGGTGATAAGAGTGCGCTGAATGAGAGTATTGATATTTAATTAACCAATAAAGCTGGCGTACCCCGGCCAGTCCCTCCCCTTCGGGGAGGCTAGGAGGGGCTTCTACATGCTAAATTCTATTTACAAAGCAATTAAACAGCAGTTAAACACCGCTGATGAAGATTTGGTACTGAAGGGAATTGAGTGGTACAACGTGCAATACGAAAGCACCATTGCCAGTACACCCCGTATTTTTGTGGAGTTTCCTGATCCGTTAAAGTTCGACCATGTAAGCAAGGAAATGAAGCGAACGCCCGTGAAAATACGGCTGCACGTTGTAACACAGGCGCTCACCGGCACCGATGGCACAATACCCGACACTATGGTGGCGGCGCACGAAGTAACGGCTAATTTCGCCCTGGATACGCTGAAACGGTTTGTGCCCAAATTGGGGGAAGTGGCGTTAACCTCGCCGTTCGATTTCACGGTGTGGCAGCACTGGCACAAGCACAAGGGCTGGATGGTTACCTTTGTGGAGTTTGAAGCAAAAAAGGTGCTGTAAACAGCCCCACCCAAACCCTCCCCACAAGGGAGGGCTTAAAAAAAGCCCGATCAATGCGACCGGGCTTTTTAATTGGTAGCGCTTTAATTGGAGCGTTCTTAAAGTCCCCTCTTTGGGAGGGGATTTAGGGGAGGCTCTTTATCTCGTCAAACATAGCCTTTGCCTGTTCGAGTGTTGGGAGCATTTCTTTTAATAGTTCAAGCAATTGAAAGTTCTTATCCAGCATGTCTTCATCCTGGCATTGCATTACGTTTATAATGCCGTGCATGGTATCAACATAGTTTTCGTGTGGCGAGCACCCGCCCGTTTTAACCTCAATACTGAAGCTGTCTTTGGTCATGGTTACCATTATGATTGCCCTCCTACCGCTTTATTGGTAAAAATAAAATCAAGTTTCAACTGGTGGGCATCGCTCTGCGTTTTCAGGAAGTTGCAAAATTTAGGGGTAATAAAGTTACGGCCAAACAACTTTACAAAATGCTGCGGGTATAGCCTTTTACGGGCGGCCACACTGCCACTTTTGCGGCTTTTCCCGAGGCTTTCCAATACATCAAGGTAATTGTACCATAGTTTACCACCGTTGATAACTGGCTCAACCCCGTTAAAGTTATCGGCCAGTACCGCCTGCCGTGTAAGCAACCGTAAAATCAAATCGTCGACAGCAATGGCGAACTGTGGGCTTAACCATTGGGCAAATCGGATGGCAATTCTACGGTCAGTACACCATGTTCCCTGGTTTCCTGGAATGCCCCCTTTTTTAACTATCACCAGATCAGCCGTAGTGCTTTTCTTCACTTCGGACAAAGTGTCAATATACTGACACGCTTCATCAGTTTTAAGCCAATCCACCGGTCTTTTCGATTGTCCGTAGGGTTTTGCTAACTGGGTAAGATTAACACAACAATTGCCGGAAAGTAATTCAACAGCAAATTTGTGATGGTCGATTTCCACCACTTGCAGATTTGTAACCTGCTTTTCATTTTTTTGTTCCATTTGATAGACATTAAAATGGTTAAAAAAAAGCTCGTCCGTCTAAGGTGTGTCTATCAATTACACGCGGGGCGTGGAATCTGCTATCCTTTTCAGGGTAAGCCACCATTACGAACGAGCCGTTATTTTTACTTATAAAAGATTCAGGAATTTTGCCCCTGAAGTGCAATAATTGATAGACAGGGGCAAATATAGAAATTATTTGAACAGTTTGTACAGGTCAATTAAAAATTCTTTTTCGGGAAGCGTTTTAACTGAGTCTATCAGATTAATCAGCCGTTTCTCAAAATCGGGAATTGCTTCTTTAACCGAGCGGAAACGTTTTGCCAGTTCAATACGGTCAACAATATTCGCCTGTCCATCGATACTAAAACCCAACACCGCTAATCCGGCTTTGCTTATAAAATGCCTGGCAAGCCCTTTGTTAAACGGTGAAAAACGGTGTAAAAAACGGCGATCCACCGTATTAAAAAACGATGGAACATCACTTTCCCTTGTTACATAACCAACTTCGCGTAAAAACTGTGGCCCATGTATCCATGTTGTGCCTTTATAAATTACAGAAATGGTATCAAAACTCCTATTTCCCAAAGTAAATTGAGTGTAACCCCACTCGCAATCATCAGTTAGAATTATAACATTGGGCATACGAACATAAGTGCCGCCATGAAGTCCTTTTATTTCGTGTACACTGAGCTTTAATTGCCCGTTTTCGATCATTTTGGTTACATACTCTCTGGTTGTCGAAGTAAAACCATTCAGAAGAAGGTCTTCTATTTTGTTATCGACCCAAATGGCAAAGTTAGGGTTTAGCCATTGGGCAAACCTGATAGCTATTTTTCGGTGCATCCATGTTCCTTGTTCATCGGGTTTTCCACCTTGTACCGTGCGGGTATAACCGGGTATATTTGTAAAATCTGTAAGTATCTGATAATCACCGTTAGGAGAATTCCCCTCACGGCTGATTATCAACGCTTTAATATATTCTTGGGTTTGCTTCAAAACGAGCCAGTCTTTAACCAATTTCCCGTATGGTTTTGCCATTAGGGTGGCGTTCAATATTACATCTCCATTAATATCGAATGGTATTTTATTGCCATTATAAGTATAAGAAGTTATTGCCATGATGCTTTTTGCATCAAATCTATCAATTTTCATAATCAGTTGTTATTTATTATTTAAATTATTCGGAGCGTTCTTATCACCCCTTCCGCCAGCTGGCGGAGAGGGGCAGGGGGGAGGCTCCCTTTTTATTCAAAAAGCGACAACGATAACTGTTCTTTTCGTTTTGCCTCGAGCTCTTTAAGCTGGCGTTCGGCTGGTGTGCGCAGGTATTCGTAAAAACAAGCTTTTGATATTTTGTACTTGGGGAAAATCATTGTGTCGTACACGTGACGGTCGGAGAGAAAACCGGGTCCATCGACCCAGTTTTTGCTGTTTTCCTTGTATATATTCTGCACATCAATAATACGTAACAGTATGTTTCTCCGGTTGTATGCCATGCAGCGAATGTACATTTTTTGTTAATCATTGTCAATATTAGTTTTATTTACAATTTTATTATTTACGATTTACAATTTGCGGGCGAAGCCAAATAGTAAATAGTAAATTGTATAATTGTAAATCCTATTTAGTTCTCTCCCGGCTTTGGCAGTTTATTTTTATGGTGCCAGGCCTTTGTTCCGGTTTGCTCAGCACTACGGTTGTAGTTGGCCTCAATTCCCCTAAACTGTTTAATCAGCGCGTCCAGTTCGTCCAGTAGATACTTTTCGAGCCTTTTTTTTAGGATGCTGCCCGAAATCATAAAACGGTTAAAGGCTTCAAAATTGCTGCTACCGTTCGGGAAAAAGCCCACACGCCCGGCAATGGCCAGCACCGTAGCGCGTTTGTTTCGCCGCTCAATCTCCAAATTTGGGTTCAACTGGTTACGAAAACCAAAATCGTTGGTAATCTTCCAAATCAGGTCGTCCATTTCGCGGTCAAACAGTTCTTTGGTACTGGCAGTGCGCCCAGCTGTCCAGGAGTAAACCAAGTCGTGACGGCTATCGCTGTCAATTTTGGCCTTTCCAAGCACGGTCATTAATTTGCGGTGTTTTAAAAGCCTCCCCCCTGCCCCTCCAAAAGAGGGGTGATTGGAACCCGGTGTGTTTGTGTTTTTCATTTTTCTAAATGTAATGTTGAAAATTGTGTTTTTTAAGCCCTCCCTTATGGGGAGGGTTTGGGAGGAGCCTGAAAGTGTAATTTGTAATGAAAATTATCCATCCACATAACAATCCCATTTTCTCCTTTAATTGATAGTTCACTACTTTTATTTCCTTCTTACCACCCTACACCTTGCTTTTTCT